CTATTTATCATTTTCTTGGTCCTCCTTATTTATAATTCTTTGACCTATGAATAAGTTATCTGTATCCATAAATCCTTTATGTAATGTTTTGAGTTCTCTTAGCAATATTTCTAAGTAGTCATAATAATCACTTTCAGCCAATACTTCCCACGTAGCTTTATTGATAATAGCGTAGTGATATTTGATAGTAGGGTGGAATAGTCTTTCAACATATTCGTTGTGTTGATCCATAATCTTATCTATTTTATTCATAACATTTCCCTCATTTCGTTTTCAGCGTTTGTAATCGCTTTATTAGTATCTTGGATTAATTCTTTAATACTTTCTACTCTTACTTCATAGATTTTTAATTGTTTCTCATATTGTTGTCTTTCTAACTTTAATGTTTCTAATAATTCAATTTGTCTAAGTCGCTTTTGTTCTACTGTCATTTTAACGCCTCCTTAATTCTTTGAAAATAAATAAACTACATCAGCTACACCATAACCACTTAACGTTTTATCAAATGGCTTTGGTATAAAGTTTTTACTTTGATTCTTAGTTTTGTAAAAAGCGCATTTAGCACATTTTAAATCTTTACACGCCTTACATTTTCCTTTTGCACTGTCATAAGCAAAGCAATTCGTTTTAATTACTTCCATATCATACTCCTTTGCGTTGGTCGCTACCCTTATTATCTACCTCTATTATAATAAAAAAGCACTTTTTTGTCAAGTGCTTTTTACTAATTTATTTAAGTTTTTTCGTTTTTCTTTGCCATAGTCCTCTGGCTTATCATTTTCACGATTTTTTAGAATCAACTCATCAGTATTATATTTGTCATAATATGGTTTACCGTTATATACATCAGTTGCAATATATTCATCAGTAAACTTATCAAATATATCAACTTTAAAGTAGTCTAGTTTTCTTACACCATTTATAAACAGTGGCTCACATTGAAATATATAATCCGTTTGATCCCGTAACCGTTTAGCAACTTGTGTAAAAACTTGTGTGCTATAATACATAGTAATATGCAATTTACGAGTTTGTGTAATAAAATCTGTAATGTCTTTTACAATTTGAGACCAAAAGCGATAAGCATCAGTTCCTACGTGTGCCTCATCAATAAGTAATACACAATCGTGTAAATAAGGCGGAAATGTTGCAATTTCGTTAAAATCAATTTCATAATGCGGTATATCTAAACTAAAGTTAGCAAAGATAGGAACATTATTTCTATAATATTCAGTAGCTAGTTTAGACAAATAAAGGGTTTTACCGCTACCTCTACGACCGATTATCCCAACAATAGGATATTCCATAATTTAGAATCCTAAACGTTCTCTTAGATTAGGTTTATTATCAATTTCAGTATCAGCATTAAACGTTTTTGCGATTTCGGTAAATTCTTTTCTACCCATACGATTCTTAGATACGGATAATACCATTATTGTATTACATAAATCTTTCATAATGGATACGTTAAACGTTTTTGCAAATAATAAACCTTTAGTTAAAGCATTAATTTGAGTTGTATTTATATCGGTCTTAACTTCTATGTTGTCTTTGCTAAAGATTTGCTTAGACACTTCTTGCATCCATATATCTTTGCGGTTTTCTTGCTCTTGAGGTATAATAGTTTCTTGGTCTTGAATTATACGATTAAATACTTTATCCATTTTATACACCACCAAACATATTTATTAATTGGTTTATTTTATTAGTTAAATCGGTTAATGCTTGATTTCCTAGATAAGCAATTAAAACTAATCCTACTAAACATAAACCGCTAACTAACAATGTAATTATATTAGCATCAAATTGTCGTTTTGTAGCTAAAAAGATTTGTTCAGCTACTCTACTTGATATAGCGGTATTATAGTCTTGAGGTGTCATAAAGTTTTCGTTTTGATTTAAAGGATTAATTTTTATCGGCTCCGCATTTTTAGTAGTTAAAACATATGCTGGTATTCCTTTATATAAAAACATATCATCCTCATTTAAAATCCAACTATTACTACCAATAGTGATAGATTTGTTTTTAGGTATTACGTAGCGTATTTTAGTTCTACGATCTGTATTAAAAACCATAGCCACTACGCATTTACCTTTTCTAAAATGTTTATTTATCCAGTTTCCCATTTTTATTTCCTCCTCCTTTAATTACTTTCATATAAAAACTAAATGGTGCAATTATTGTCCCAGCAATTATGCTCATTATATACATTAATGTTTTTTCAGTAGGACCGATAGCTTGAGGCATCCTTTTGCAATAGGCGGGGACATTGATTATTGCATTATAGATACCCCAAGTTAATGCTAGCCCTAAATAAATATATAATACGATCATTCATCATACCTCGCTATAAAAGCATAATATCCATTCCATATAATTAAACCAACAAACATAACCATTAATGCTACGCTGGAACTGAAATATACGGCTAAATAAATTAAAGCTGGAACTGAAAATAAATTGAATATTCGTTTACGAGTAGTGATACCCATCCACATTAAAACTATTGCTAATACGGCAACAATAAATAATGGGGTGTTACTACCGCTTTCTATTGTTAAAATCATATTTACCTCCTTTAAATTAGTGTTACGATTTTAAATTGATTTTTCATATTTTTTGATACTTGGTAACGATATTTGGTATTGTCTTTTGTGGTTACATCATAATAGGCATAAATGCAACCAAACAATAATAATGTTTGAGTTCTTTTAATATTTTTATATGTGTGATAATGAGTTTTTAGATAATGGATAAGTTCATTATCAAATTCACGTTCATCAAAACTTAAAAACATAATTTTACGTAAATGGAACTAAATCCTTTAAGATTTCCACGATTTGCCATATTAAAATGATAAGTGGTGGATATATTAAAAATAGATTTAATATGATAGGAATTGATACTTGAAATGTCAACATATTAAAAAATGTGCCTAATAAATCCCAAACATTTAAATCACCAGTGATAGTAGATAAAGCAGGCTCACCAGCAATACTATCTGTAACGGTTAATCCCATTACTGTGCCCATATAGGCAACTAATAATAAATATAAAAATATAACACCTACTAATACTCCTCTATT